GCCACAGGTTCACGAACCGAAAATGGAGCAATAATTATTCCATTCGCTGTCGCAGGATCACTTATAGGGATACTACTAACTAAACCAAATCGTTTAATTAATTGTCTTACAGACATTATCTTTTCACCTATACAAAATGCCTCCGGTGACCAATTTGCAGATATTTTATGCGTATCTATTGGTGTTGGATGTATACCATGTTGTGCCTCATTACGGGGAATTGCTTCATTCTCACCCATAACTTGAGCAACAATTTTATCTTCTTCTATATCATCCAATTCCCGTTTTCTACGTATACGATTATCGTATTCCTGATAATGCTGTTGTTGTTTAATTTCAGTAGCAGCAGCCGTAAAATCACCACTATATGGTATATAAGATGGAGCAGTTGGACCAGCAAATGTTAAATCTGGACCACCATTAACTTCAGCAATAACATCAATAGATTGAAAAACATTATTTGCAGCAACAAGTTGATTCAAAACCTCAACACGAACTATGCCAGTAACAGCGTTATACATAAGTTCATCATTGGTTCCCAACCAAGAAGATTCAGGCCTAATACAGTACATCCAAGGACGTGAAGAAATATAAGGCACAGTGAATGAAACTTCAGTAGAAGTACGAAGATCAATAATAATCTTCTGAGTTTTTGAAATATCAGGAGTTCCAGTAGAAATATCTGTATTATAATAAAATGGTATAAAACTAATTCGTAATCTACCAGAATGAAATTGTGTTTTAACAAATTTAAAAGTATAAACAATACTACCACGCCAATAGGTATGAGAATTTGCAACATAACCCATATGTGTACAGCGAAATCTATCAAGAATAGTATCAGAATAAGTCTTTACCTTAAAAGGTGTAACAAGATTATCCCACAAAACACTATTCGTAGCTGCATCAGTCGACCACGTAAACCTATCCCAAAAATTTGGTATAGATAAAATATGTGAAAAATCCATTTCATCAGCAGAAGTTCCAGCCAAACCAGCACTTGTCTCTATCTCATTAGAAGAAGATAAAGCCATTTTATGTGAACAATCCGCACCATCATAATTAGCCATACGTGCCTGAGCACGCAATTTTGTTTCACAAGGAAGTCCCTGTATAGTTGGTTTAGAATAACCCAACATTTTAAAAATATTTGAAGCAGCAGCAGATATCCATGCTGGTTTAGTAAACATATTACCAAGAATTGGAATCCTTGATAATGTAGAAAGACCTTCAGATATTTGACCAATGCCCGCAGATGGCGAAGCATTATCTTTTAATTGTTTTAATTCAAGACCGCCTTGAGCGAAAATCTTGGAAGGTTTCTTTTTATAAGTTTGATTTTTATATAATTTTTGCATATCTTTATCGGTGAAATTACCAGTTGCTATATGCTGAGCAATTGATAAATAATTTGGAGCACTACCAGTAAATATGTTTGCACCTGTAGGATATTGAACATCAACATCTTCCAAATGCGCCCATACGGTGTATTCCACTGAACCAGTTCCTGATATTTGATCCCTTAATTGACTATATACAACAAGATATATAGCACCAAAAGATCCCTGGCCAGTAATTAAATTATAATAAACATGCGGAGATACATAAGGTATTCGCATTTCAACTTCCGTACCAACACTTAAATCAAGATCAGTTCTGGGACATCCAGATCTACCCTGAAGCGTAGAATTAACTAAATCAACACGATTAGGCATATATTGTGCATACGGATAATATTGCAACATAAGTCTACCCTGTTGAAATGGTTGAGAATTTACTTGTACCTTAATTACGAGTGTAGCCCTAAGACCTACAAAACCACGTAATTTTTCCTGATACATAGCATTAGCTATTAAAACTTCAGGAAAATTTGCGGTATATAATTGTGTCTCTGTAATATCGGTTGAAGACCAAAGACCAGTTTGCACAATTATAGGACGAGAAAGAAAATCAGTTATTGTATGTTGACGCTCCTCACGGGTCGTCATACTAAGATAATCTCCAGACAAGTTAGCCAAGTCTGGGAGAGCGTCTGTTGAAGGAGCAACACCTTCGCTCGCAAAATGGACAATTTCTTGCTGTGTGGATTCAATTTGCTTATCTTGGTTTTCAATTTGAGTATTTGTATTTGTATTTGTTTGAAAGCTAGCAGGTAAATTTCTTAGACGTATCGACTACCTAATCAACAACGTCGCATGGTGGGTTCCTTGGATAATATGGGGCTGCCACTGGACATCCTAGGATATAAGGTTAAATAACCAGTCCAATTACTAAAATAGCAATACCTGTTCTTTGATTAACCACCAAATGTTTATATGAACAGGCAAGATCACATCTTAGCTTTATTTGTGTTTTATTTATTTAAAACATATATAATTCATCTGCCTGATAGGTAATATCACGCAAATAAGCATTATATGTCAAAATTTGTGGTATAGATGGTAAATCCTTTGCAATTCGTGTGATACCACTCTTTAATTTATTGAATTCATCTTCCCCATGAAATACAATTTCACGAAAAGTCGTTTCAATGTTATTCATTAAAATAATATTTGGATCAATCGTATTACGAGTCCAATTTAACATTTCATATATGACATCGATT